GCGCAACTCGTAGGCGCTCGCGTGGGGTCAAGGATCTCGTCCCACAGCAAGCGATCGGCCCATACAACTGCGATATCGCTGCCGCTCCCGTCGCCGTGGAAGTCTTCGGCGGACACTGGCACTGGAGCGGGCGCCATGCCGCGCGCACGCCCGACCGTCTCCGCTACCTCCTCGATGCGGGCTGGTCTGTTCTGATGGTCACCGTCGAGACGCGTGTTGAACGCGACATCGCGGATTACGTCGCTGCCTATGTGGAGTGCGCCCGCCGGGACCCAACCGGACGGCGTGAGTACCGGGTGATTCGGGGTGCAGGTGAGACGCTGGCCGCTGGCGGTCGTGACGACTGTCAGGTCGCCCTCGTATGGCCGCGCTACCGCTCCCGCAACACCATCACGGGCCAGTACGAGGGCATCGCCCGGTAGGCACATCGGATGGAGCGGCGGATGTCGGGTAGCGAGCCCGCCCGACACGAACTCGCCACCAATCAGTACGACCTCGTCACCGTCGATGGAGATACACAGGGCACACGCCCGGTCGTCGGGCGTTGTGTACCACCGCATCGTTGACGACGGCCCGACCAGCCCCTGCGCTCGAGCATCATCCCAGATCGCGACGTTGCCGGCATTTGCCGCGCGCATAGTTTCTGTTCTGGCGATCGTCATGGCACGATGGTCGACCCACCTGTCCGCATACCGGCGGGTGAGCTGGTCGATACTTCGCGTGCCACGAGCGTTGGGTGCGAGCGCCCTCGAACGTCCGGCGAGACGGGCCGCGTCCGCAACCGATTCGCCGTCGTCGCGAAGTTGGATCAGGTCCATCCAGTAGTTCGTTACCGCCTGCGTCCCGCGTCGGTCGAGACCGATCGTGTCCGCGATCAGGCGTGCCGAGTCGCGCGGTGCGATCCCCTCCGTCAACGACCGGGTGATGATCCGCCGGATCGACTGTGACGCCTCTTTCTCCACGCCCGCGATGACGTTCCCGACCTGCCGTTCCGCATACCGGACGGCGTGACGGTTGATGAGGTCGAGGCGCGGTTCGAGGGTGAGCACGACCTTCTGCGCGCCGTCGACGTAGATGTCGCGCAACGCCGTCGAGAGAGCGGACGACGGTTCTTCGGCCTTCTGGACGCGGGCCAGTTCTGTCAGGTCGGCGAGCGCGTCGACGATCGACCGGTCGCGCATCCGGCGGACACCCGCCTCGATCGTGTCGACACTGATCGACGCGCGCAACGCCCGCAACAGGCCGCCGACAAGACGGGCAACGCGGGGGATGCGACGGTCCGCGGCGCGTTGCAACCGCGTCGCGCGGGCGTCAAGTTCGTCTTGGGTTTCCTCGAAAATCAGTGAGGCCATGCGTGCCGGTCGTCACCACAGGCGCCGCACACGACTTTCGTGATCACCGACGACGGCCGGGCGTCGATCGTCAAGACAACCGAGCCGGAGTTCGTAGCGCACGACCCGCACTCGCACGCCACCAACGACTCGCCCGTGGAGACACCCAACGGCGACCACGTAAGATGGACGACCATACGTTCCACCGGGTCATCCGCCGTCAGGGTTCGCGCCCGGGTCGTCGACGCCGTCTGTCTCGTCACGCGTCGGATACCCGAGCGTCGTGCGGGCGTACTCGTCGAGCGTCGAGTCCGGCCCGTACTTCATCTGCGCGTCCGCGTACTTCCCGAGCCGCTCCACGAACGAATCCGGGTCGACCTGCTGCACCGGCGTCGTCACAAACTGCGGGAACGGCGGCCCCCACCCATTCAGGCGAAACAGGCGCGGGACAGCGAAACGGTTGAAGACGTCACGCATCTCGTCGGCAAGCGCCTGCAAACCCGACGTGAACATTTCGATACGGACGTCGGCGAGGGCTTGCGTACCGATCTTCTCGTGGCCGAGCATGATCACATCCGCGAGGACAGACTGGAGCAGCCCCGTTGTCCAACGGTTAATGATCCCCGACGTGTCATGCTGACGCCGGCCCTGGGTTGCCTTCAACTCAAACGTCCACAAGGGCGCGCCGGCGACCGGTGAACCTTCCGGCGACCGTGCATACTCGATCGGCTTAATCACGTACGCCTGCTCATCGGCACGGAGGTTCCGTGCGATCCGTTCAATCGTCGTGACCGCCGACTTCTGTGATGGTGTCGCATCGTCGGCGAGGTACTCGGCCGGGACGCCAAACTCAGGGATGCCGGTCAGGTCACGTTCAATGCCGATGGCTTCGATCTCCTCGATACGCCTGAGATAGTGCCAGGCCCGGTATGCGGACCGGAGCAAGCTGCGACCCTCTGGCGAGTTCTTGTGGTGCGTCGTGCGGAAAAGGAGGGCAATCTCAACCGGGATCGGCACATCCTTACCCCCCGGCAAGACTTGCCGCATCGCCCGGATGCCGCCCTCATCGTCGAAGTCCCAGCGTGACAGCGTCTCCTGCCCGCGGAGGGCCATCTTCCGCCACCCCAAACGGCCGTCGTCATAATCCGACGGCTGCTCAGCGTCCGGTCCTGCCCGGACCTTGTACACCGTCTCCAGATACGCCCACCCGAACTGCGCCATCGTCGTCGCTTCGCTGATCTGCGCCGACCATGGCTGCGACGTGTCCTGCTGGCATTGCGCCAGAAAGTCGGTACGGACTTCGCGTTCGGCGTCGGGCAACACGTCGGTCATGGCGCCGCCGTCGACCGACCATGAGACACGGAGCAACTCCTGCTCGATGCCCCACAACATCGCGGCGACGGCATGATGGTTGTCGCGCATCTCGCCGTAGACCTTGATGGCCTTCCCGCCCTTGAGCGCGGGGAGGAACTCCTCATTGACCCGGCCGCCCGACACGCGGAGACCCGTGGCGCCGACCTCGACGAGACTACGGACCGGTGCCGCCTTCGCCGCAACACCGTTCTCGTTCGTCGTGACGGTCACGGGCGAATCGTACCGCCCACGTGGCGACGGGCGAGACCGTGGCCCCGCCCGCCACCAAGTAGTGCCACTCCCCCGCCCGTCACCTTACGGCAGCCTGGCCTCCTCCTCCTCCATCAGTTGTACCGACCGCTTCGACCGGCCGATGAGCCGGGCTAGCTCCGCTTGCGGTACCCGCCGTCCTCGCGCCACGGCAATCGCGGCGACGAGCCGGGCACGGACCGCCCGGCGGGCAACCTCCGCACGGCGCAACTCGGCGGCGGTCTGCCACACGAGCACCGCAGAGCATGCGACCTCATGGTCCGTGAGGCCACCGCAGTCCGGGCATGGCGTCCACCGCACGCGTGCCATCAGGCGTCCCAACACTCGGCGGAGACGTACAGGTCGACACGGTCGCCCTGTACGTCAGTTTGGAGCATCCTCATCATTGTCCTGCTCCTTTCGGTTGGCCGGCCGAGTCGTCGACCATGAAAAGCTCGACCCGAAAAAACCCGAGCGGGTCGTCGGCGTCGTGGAACCAGCGGCGTGCCAGATGGTCATGCACGAATGCGACGGCCGAACGGCGCGACGTCCATCCTCCGGACCGGATGCCTTGCAGGACAACAGTCCACTGCCCGCCGCCAGCGTTATTGACCTGGCCGAGTAGCTGACCACCGGCCCGGACGTTGCCCAACTTATCGACGACGAGGGGCGCCGTGTATTCGGTCGGGACCTTGCCGCCGGTCATGCCTGACACCTCGCCTGTGCGCCAGCGCGCGGCTTCCAGCGCGCCAGGAACTCCCGGACCTCGGCGAAGTCGTCGAACGTCAGGCCCTTGGCCGCGTCGAGTATCTCGTCTCGGGGACAGCCGATGGCCGGATGCGTGACGATCTGGCCGAGGCCCACAGTCCGTCGGGGGCCGTCGACGTACACCTCGCGAGCCACGCCGGGGCCCGACGCGCGAGGGGTCGCCGCGGAGACATCTCGTCCGAGCCACGCGATCGCGACGTACGAGGCGGTACGCACGACGCCGGGCCTGGTGGCGCTCGTCACGATGCCGAGCCGCCACACCGTCTCGCGCTCCACCTTGCAGGTCGCTGCCATCGTGTAGCTGGTAGTCAACTCGATCGCGCACAAGTCGCCTTTCCGCGCGATCACGAGAGCGAGCTTTCGGCAGGCGTCCACGACGTCGGACTGGTGCCGCCGCCTCTAATCCACTCGTCGAGTGCGGCGACCAGGTAGGCAAGCTCATCGCTGTCGTGTTCGTACTCGACCTCGTCGAGCTGGTCGAGGTCTACCTCGGCATCGCGGTCGGCTCTGCTCGCGATCAGCACGCGAATCCTGGCAAGTGTTGCGTTCGGGTCCATGGCAATTCCCTTCGTTGTGATGGATAGGTACCGCCCCACCCTCAAGCGCAGGCCCGAGGGTGAGACGCGGTCTCGAAGGTGATCCGAATCCCGTCGGCGGCGTCGTCGACGAAAAGGTCAATGAGCAAGTCCTTTTTGCCGTCCCACCGGTCGAACGACAACTCGAACGCCTGCTGCAGCGCCTCCTCCAATCCGACCGCGTCGATGAGGCGGGCGGTGTCGGGGTCGCCGTTCTCGATGATTCGGTATTTCGTCATGGCGAATTCCTTTTCAGTGGTGGATAGGTACCGCCCCGCCCTCGGCGTCGTTGCCGAGGATGAGACGCTGCCTACGCGTCCCAGTCGCAGCCGCATGTGTCGCAGCCGTCGAAGAGGAGGGTCCGGTTCGGGGTGTCGGTGTGGCACCGGCAGACGCGGCAGGTGTGCGTGTCGTCGTCGGCGTTCGTGCGGGGGGCCGATGTGGTGGTCGTGCTGGTCGGGGCGAGGTATCCGTAACGGACCTGCACGCCGTCCTGGGTCCAGGCCTTGCCCGTGCGCACGATGGTCTCGGTCTTGCTGCTGCCGTCCCGCTTGGTCACGGTCACCTGACCCTCGATGATGAGGGCGACGGGGCCTCGAGCTACCCATTCTCCGGCTTTGGTCTTTGCGTATGTCACGGTCATTTTGTGCTCCTGTGGGGGTGGTGGGTCTTCCGCTACAACCCACTATATACCCCTCTAGAAAAGATGTCAAGTACCCTTGCCATCTGTCGGCTAGTAGGGTAGGGTGGGTTGTAGCGGAAGACCCACC